CTCAGGTGTTCAATGATCTGCCCCTCTGCGTCTTTTGAAACCATATCAATGGTAGTCTCGTTGTTTGTTCCCGTGTTCATGTAGTGTCCCTCTTGAATGTGATATTGTAAGTGTATTTGCCGCTTCCAAAAATGATTTCCTTATAGGAGAATGGCGGGGATATGTAGCAATTCGTGTAGCTGGTGCTGTCTATGACCAGTGTTTTGGGCAGGCCAATCTTGCCTAGGAGCGTGGTGATATCCGAGAAGCTCTCAGTATAGCATTTGTAGGTCCTGGTGAACTTTGTCTCAGTCAGAGCGTCAACGGCTGTTTTCCCGCTCAACAGGAGAGTTTCCTGGAACTCGAAGTCAACTGAGACCTCATTCCTCTCCAGGATATCCAGTGTGAAAGAATCGAATACTACAGTTGTTTCGCTCATCCTCTGATACCCCGCTGTACTCTGGCCTGTGTCATCCTGCTCTCATAGTCCCGCATGAACTGATCGAAAGGATAGTCCTTGCTCAGTGTCATGTTCTGGATGACGAGGGTGTTTCCTCCAATGTTGTTGGTCTGGCTGCTGGCCATACCCGCTACACCCGATGCTTGACCCGATGCAATAGGCGGCACCATGCCTGCAATGTCGTTCATCCTGCTCTGGACCACACCTTCAAGACCTTTTGTAGATTCCAGGATAGGATCCACAAAGAATGCATCCCAATTCGGCAGCTTCCGGAGTGCCCCTTCTTTTGCCGGACTGAATGGGAAATAGTTCCGGACGCTGGAGACCACGCTGCTTACCGCACTTGTGACCTTCGATGCAGCTGACGTTATCCCGCTGGCCAGGTTCGACATTATCGAGGATCCTGCCTGTGCTGCAGTTGAGGCCGCTGAGCTGAGGGCACTGGAAACATTGCTGAGGGTACTGGTCACTGTACCGGTAGTGGACTTGCTTGCGGATGAGCTGCTACCGGAAGAGCTGGAACTGGAAGATGATGTACTACTGGAGCCGGATGAGAAGCTCAGTGCTGAGCTGACCGCAGATGTCAGAGATGATATTTTCGATTTGATTCCATCTATCAGTGACTGTATCCAAGCTGCACCGATATTATAGAACGTAGATACTGCATTAGAGAGGGCCGTGAATATGGAGGTCACTGCATTTTGTAGAGCTGCAACAATGTTGCTCCAACCACTTGACCACCCGCTCAGCATGGAGCTCATTGCACCAACGAGATATGAAACGATAGAGGACAGTACCCCGGATAAGGTGGAGTATATCGAATTCAGTACAGTGGATACTGTGTTTCTCAGATTCCCACCGGCTGACGAGACAGTATTCAATATCCCACTCATTACAGAGGATATTATATTGCCTATGAAATCCATCGCCGTCTGTGTGATTCTCTTGATTGTTTCCCACGCTCCTGACCAGTCACCTGTGATGAGCTGGGCAAACAATACTACCAGGTTCCCTATCTGCGTGAGTATATATTTCACCAAGGACAGTATGGGCGGCAACACTGTTTTGACAGTGCCTGCAACCCGATTAACAATAAAACTTACTAGCGTTCCAAGAACAGATATCAGTACCTCAATGCCGGCTGTTATTGTCTCGCCGTTTGTATCCCACCAATCGCTGATGGCGGCCAGTGCATCAGATACGAACTCTTTGAATACCTGCACTACAGGGTCAACCGCCTCTTTGAGTTGGTCGAATGTGTCCTTGAGGACGGGGCCGATCTTGTCCCAGTTCTTGTAGATCACATACGCAGCAAGCGCCAGGGCTGCTAACACCAGTAATACGGGTGCAGCTGCAGCAGCGAGTCCACCGAGGGTGGCACCAAGTCCACCTACCACGGCAGTGAGTCCTCCTGCTCCACCGATGAAGGTAAGCAGGCCACCTACTCCAGATACGAGAGGACCGAGTACCAAGAGGATTGGGCCTATTGCAGCTGCGATTCCTGCTATTGCAATGATGGTGGTTTGTACGGGCCCGGGCAGCTTCCCAAACCCATCTAATAGTTTTGTGAGCAGGCCGATGAGAGCGTATATTAATGGTTCCATTTGCTCGAAGATCTCGAGGAGCTTTGTTCCGAGGGGTTCTAGTGCCTCAAATATTCTGACCTTCATCATCTGCAGCTTGTCACCGAACGCGAGGGAATCCTCGCCTGCTTTCATGATAGTTTCAGAGGATCCCTGTAGGGTGGAAACAAGTTCATCGACCTCGAAACGCCCCTCTCTTATGGCTGCTGCCATGTCAGGACCTGCCCGTGCTCCGAAATATTCGATCGCAAGGGCGTTAGCTTCTGACGCAGAACCGGCATTCTTGATCTGCTCAGTGATTGTTCTGAGGGCTTCGTTGGCATCGGTGATGCCTTCCTTCGCCATCTTCCCAAGAGCGATACGCAAGGACCCCATAACAAGTTCAGTGTTCACACCCTCTTTGTTGAATTTGCCTATAAGAGTAGCTGCGGTGTCATAGTCAAATCCCATCTGCCTCAGAGGAGCTCCGTACTGCACCATATTTCGGGACAACTCTCCAATGGATATGCCAGTGGATTGTGATACCTTGAACAGGTAATCAAGGCTCTCTGCCTGCTCAGTGACAGACACTCCCCAGTCACCGAACACCCTGGTAGTGGACTCTATTGTACCCGAGAGATCTTCGCCGGTAATCCTGGACAGTTCAAGCATCTGCTTTGACATGAGCTGCAGAGGTTCACCTGTCAGGCCAAGACGGGTATGAAGGTCCGCTATTGCAATGCCGACATCTTCCACGGAAGCAGGTACTTCGCCCAGAACACCCTTAAAGTCCCCACGCAGTGCTTCCAGGGCTTCACCCGTTGCTCCGGTACCTACTCTAATGCTCTTGTATGCCTTGTCCATTTCGTTGGCTGCATACACGGCACTACCACCAATCGCCAAAAGTGGAGCAGTCACGTTCTTTGTAAGCGACATTCCCGCCGCGGACATCTGCTTGCCTGCACTCTGCATTTTGCTCCCGAGTTGGTTGACCTCGTTGCCTACTTCAGCAAATGCCTTCTTGAGCTGACCTACATCACCAATGATCGATACAACAAGTTCACCGACGGACATCATGCACCTCTTTTGATCGCATTTCCATAGATTGCCCGGAACTTTGCAAGGTCTGGCTCATCTCCTGTGAAAGATTCGGTTCCTTCCTGCTCTGGCTTTCCGTTCATTGCCTGCCCCAATATGCTCCAGAACACCTTTGCCTGCAGCTCGATTCCCTTGACACCCTTCTCATAGTACATCATCACCTGTTCCATTGACATGCTGTCCAAGATGTACTCAGGAGACGCCCAGGAGTACATCATTCCGAGCTGGGCGAAGATGTCTCCGATGGTGAGGGTAAGTTTTTTTCTGTGCCGCCCTTGCCTTCAATGGTCTTTAGCCTCGCAGTCACCGGCTCCATCACAAACTGTGCGAACTCGACAAGAGTAAACATGTCCACGTTGTCGATGAGCCAGTCTTTTGTCATCTTGGGATTGGATCTCTGACAGGCGATTGCCACCACCTCTAGGAGGCCCTCAATGCCCTGGCCAGACTCAAGGGCCGCCTGCTTCTCCGGAGATGATGTGAGCTCGATGAGCTTCAGGGTTGCACGGGTAGAGAATACAGAGACATCAACCTCTTCACCGGATATCCGGGCAATCCTTTTCTGAGGGACCACTGTTCTGAAGTCTCTCAGGATATCAGATGACAGGGATTATACCCCCTGTTCATCGTAGATCTCGAAGAGCTGGTCGCCTGCGGTGCGTGAAACATCCAGGACACCTTTCATCTTCAGGTGTGGCATTGCAGGATCATCGCCGTCGTCTGCAGGGAACTCGATGTTCTGTCCTTCATTGACTGTACCCTTGTAGAGAGTGATCTGGAACTTCTTGCCGTTCTCATCGGTGTTTGTGACCCTGATCACCCTGTCGGAGATTGCAGTCTTGCCACCGCTCTTGAGAGTGACAGCTGAGTTCGGAGTATACGTGTAGTCCACAAGGACACCCTCCCCTGTGCTTATCACGGATGAGCCGCTTACCCTGGCGATGGTAGTGTATCCTGCACTGTCGACGGCAATCACGTAGTCGGTGTTCCGGACAGCTGCATTGCTGCTTGCATCGGTCACGACTATGCTGGCAACCTCTGTACCTGCACCGTTCTTGTTGTTGAGCCTAACAGATGCTGTCCCTGTGAGGGTGTGCGCCTCGTTCTCGACATCCACGGCAGTTCCTGCAACCGTGGCGTAGGTGTCCAAACCGCCTCTGATAGTGTTGAGCTTGGAGAGGTCTACTTCCATCATGTCTGCTTCGATGTAAGCGACATGCTCCTTGATGCCTACCTTCACGACGCCGGCATTGTCCGACTTGACCTCCACGTCTTCCCATTCTTCTTTGAATACTGCGTTCCTGATAGCGCCGATATCTACAAGCGTTCCAACTGAGGTACCTACCTCAAGCTTTCCGGATCCAAATCTTATGGCTCCGGCATTCTGTACTGTGGTTTGTGCCATTTTTAATCACCTAGGTGTATGATCTTGAAATCGACAGGTACGTGGAAGAGGCCTGTCTCGTCCTCTATCGCGTCGAGGGAGTTTTCGTAGACTATCTGCTTGATATGGTTTCCAGATGCCACGCCTTTGTATCTTGTCAGGGACTCAATGACTGCCTCTGATAACAATTGTACTAATGTGAACGATTCTGCCCAGCACGAGACCTGGTATCGTGGAGTGCCATGTCCTGTAATATGGTCGCGTGGCCCACTGATTTTGTGAATTGTTAACGCAGGTAAAGTTGCGTTGAGTGGCATCCTGAGAGGATATATCCGGCTATCGACAATAGCCCGGACTGCAGTATCATTGTACAGTAGTGTCCGAATGGCGCCATGCAGGGAGGTCATGAGTACCTCCTGACTACCTGCTCCAGTTTCTTGGCGATTGCCTTCTCTATCTCGTCAGTGTTGTCATCAAGTGCTGGTCTCAGGAAAGGTCTGGGTTGCTGGTTGAATGTTCGTCCCAATCGGTCGGTATCGCTGAATCCATATTCCAATCTGCGAGCATACTCCATTGGAGAACCAACAACGATTGGACGCGCTTTTGAGTTTTTTTTGCGTTTGGGTGCCTTTGTATATTTGTTATCAGATCCCACCAGTACCTCAACCCGCCCGGGTGATTTTTTAGTTGTCAGGGGCCTGATACTTCGGAATAAGTTACCTGTAATCCTGCGTGGGAACGCACCGCCCTTTTTGGAGTTCTTCTGGGCTTCGCGGACCACAACCATAGAACCAGACAATGTGGCTTCCTCAAGGACATCTGAGATATCATTGCCCAGTGCTTCCAGTTTTCTCTGCAGCGCATCAACTCCGCTAACGGTCATCTTGAACATTTTATCCTTCCTGGAGGGCTATGGTTTTTCGGTTAGCTGTGGTCATTTTGAACATTGTCATCTCCCTGGCAACGATAGAAGAAACCCAACCAACTGCAGGGCAACAAGTACAACGAACCCAATAGCTGCATTCTTGCCGAGCCATTTGTTTTGCTGGTCCTCGAGGGCCCTTATCCTATCCTCGTGGTCCTCGATAGAACATTTCTCCAGGACCTGGATCCTTTTCTCGTGGTCATCAAGCTGACAGCTCATCTTGTCCACGCTCTTTCTGACATGCTTGACATCATTGTGTGTCTCAATGATCTTGTTGTAGGTGTCAGTATCGAATTCCATTCACTCCCCCCTGGTACAGTTGGGATGGTGGAATGTATTCAGGATGTTCCGCGAGCCATTCGTTGTGCTCCTTCATAGCCTGCTCAAACTCAGCGACACGATTATCGAGCCAGCGCTTGAGCCGAGAGATCAGTGCCATTCCTGGATGTTCCTCCTCTCCTCTTCTGTCAGCTCATACTCTCTCGGCATGTGTTTCCACATGTCCAGGAAACGGGCTCTGTAGTAGATGTCCTCTTTCATGAGGAACAGGACAATGTCCAGGATATGAGACATGAATGTGATCTTGTAAGGGGAATCGTGGCTGAAGTTCTCGGATATGTATGCTCTCATATATCCGCTGAGCTCCTGTAGCCTCGTGTCATCGAACCGGAATGCGTCCGAATCATACTTCCCAACTATCTGCGAGTGAGCCACTGCTATTGCCTTGGTGATCCCCCTCTTGATCACCTGCTGGAGAAATATTCCTTTGTCGTGGAAATAGGGGCTGAATCTGAAACCGGTGCTTGATTCGTTTTCTTTGATACGGGGGTCTCTGTCCTTTGCGGGGTTCCAGCGGACCTCTTTGCCGTCGATCATCTCAGAAGCAAGGAGCTTGTCCTCCTGCATGAGTTTGAGTTTCTGGTCATTCGGGATGTTGAATCCAGCTGCTACAATGCGGCCCTGTTTCATGAGGTCCGCCTGTTCTTCAGGTGTTGCGTTGATGATGAGTTGCATTATTCCTCCTCGCCCTCTCCCTCGCCCTCTTCTTCGTCCTCTTCCCCATCTTCTTCCACATACTGTCCCGTTGCCTTGAGGTCGCATTCATAGTGATGCAGGGTGTTTGAGAACATCCAGAAAATGGGCTTCACTGCGGTGACCGTATACCTTTTCGAGAAACCAGGCACCGTGCTTGTGATTGAGTCCCCCTCTGCAACTGTCGCAGATGCAGGCAGTATCACAGCCGGCGTGGCGACCATGTGCTTCCCGCTTTCGGGGTCTATCAATCCGCTTTTGCTATTATTGTGGAAAAATCTGCATGCTGAGCTGGTCGATGTTTCTGTATATACAGGTTCACCGTACTCGTTCTGAGATGTTTGTGTCCTGCTCACGATACTGCAGGTGTGAACCATCCCGGCATCGCTTACCATGTTCAATCTCCTTTGTTCACCGTTTTGATACCGGCCCGGCCATAGAGTACAGAATATCCAGAAACAGCATACCTGTATTGTTTCATGTACTTCTCTGCAGCCTTCTCATGCTTCTCGATGTCACCATCTACATTGTTGTACTGGGCTTCACTTCCCATCTTGAGCTGTGCTGCCAGCTCCCCTGTGAACTTCATCTTCTGCAGGGCCATAGCAGCTGACAGGTGAGTGCAGGCCAGAACAAGTCTTGTATCAGTAGAACTTGAACTTCCACCGGTTGTGAGGACGACGATACTCTCAGCATGTGAGATGATGTTCCCGAGGTCAGTATCTGAGAGGGTTTTCGGATCCACGATTGCTCTGACGTTTGCAGCTGTACATAGTGCCACTGTCATTCCTCCCAGAAAATGTAGTATTCAGCGTGGAAGGTGTCTCGGCCCAGCTCGTCGTATCCGTACAGGCGTACTGAATCATTGCCAGGGTCAAACGACATGGTGATGGAGTTCGTCCCATTGATACCAGTGATTGTCCTGTTCATGCCGGCCATATCGTCATCTGTCACGGTGACTATAGATGCACCTGCCATTGCTGATATGAGCATGAGTGTTGCTATAACGACGCGCTGGTCCATGATTACACCGACCTCTTACTATGTCTTGTGGATCTCTTCGGCTCATCCGGGGGGATCGCTTCTTCCTCAACATTCACAGGTTCAACGATGGGTGGTTCGACTGGAACAGATGGGATTGCTCTCACGCTGTTCCCGAGCCTCACTACAGCAGATTCGGGGAGTTCGATGAGATCTCCCCTTCTGTACTGCTTCTCGTCAAGCTGCAGCCTGTTGACCCGTACTTCACATGTCGGCAGGAATACCACCTCAGATTGCAGAGAGCTTGGCCAGTGCGTTTGGCTGCTTGATCCTCAGCACACCTGCAGTGAACACTCTGCCGTATATTGGGCCAGTGTCTGGGTGCTTGCTGTCCTCACCGTGCTCGGTGATGATGTCCTGTGTCAGGTAGTAGTCCACGAATGGCTTGCCCTGTGCAGATGCAGGTGAGAGTAGCCCATTCCCCGCTGTGATTGCGGTGGATGAGAATATCCCTCCGTTTTTCAGAACGGCCTTGACTCTCTCATACTCGGATACACCTGATGTCGATTCACTGACAAGCAGCTCGGCGTACTGTGTCGGGTTGAGTGTCAGGTTATACGGGATGCTGTACGCTGGGCCACCATCTGCTGCGATGAGTGCCAGCGCTCCACCGACTGCGGCTATTGCGTTGCCGTATGTGCCGAAGTCCTTTGTGGTAGAGTAGTCATTTCCAGCTCCCTGGTACAGACCGTTCACCTTGTATGTGCTGCCATCCAGGCTGATACCCTGTATGATCGCAGTGTTCTCGCCGCTCTGTACACGGTACGCTGCTGAGAGAGCTGCGTCGACGTCCACATTGGATCCTGCCTTTGCCATTGCCATCATGAGCCTGCGGTCAAGCTTGTAATCCTTCCAGAAGATCGGGACCTTGCTGTTGGTGATGGTGAAATCAACAGTGTCCTGGTTGCCGTCACTGAAGTTGTACGTGACCATAGCCTCGCTCATTTCGGTGAGGGTTGCCCAGTCAACTGAGGTGATACCGAAGTCTGCGGCCGGTGTCACTGCTACGAGCTGACGGCCCACTGCTACCTCACGGAGAGGAGCTGCGATCTCTGCGTCAACTTTCTTTGAAAATGTCCTGAGTGCGTTTGTCATTTCAGATCATACTCCTTACGAGAATGTTTGCTGCTGCACCTGATGCGTCCACTGATTCCTCGGCAAACGCTGCCACATGGTGAGTGCCGTATGTTGCTGCGGTGACCTCGCCGTTCGCTGCAAATGTAAGAGGCTGTCCCTTGACTACGTTCTGGCCGCTGGCGAGTCTTGCGACTACATAGAAATTGCCGCCATTCAGGACAGGGGCCATTGAGTTGGCTGCGTATGCTGTAGCGGGGTTGACCGGCTTGAACTCAGGATTTGCCTGTTCGTATCCGAGCCATCCGATGGAGTTGCCAGATGCGTCGCCTACCTTGATGCCATTGTCTGTGGTGTCGCGCTGGACGTGCCTGCCTGCGATCATGTTAGTGGCAGTGATCACCTCAAGCTCCTGTACCATTGGGTTGCCCATCGCAACGGCGTTGGTTGGCCTTACTATTCCCTTGTGTGCCATTTTCAGTCCTCCCACTTCTTAGTGATGGAATTGTACCTGCCTACTGTCAACTTCCTGTCGTTGTCCTCATTTGCAGGATATGTCGGATTGAAGCTGAACATCCTGCTGGATCCGGACGCGGCCAGTTCGAGGTTCTCGGCGGCCTTTGCAACTGCGCTGGCTGTCATGCTCTTGAACATGGTGTTGTCCACAAACATCCCGAGCTTTGTGGCCACAGATGCATATTTCTGGATAGCTTCTGTTTTCTTGCGGTCCTCTTCCTGTGCAGCTACCATTTCAGTGGCAAGCTCTTTTGCGCGGGTGTTGACCATCTCGGTGTTCTTGTCTGCCGGTATGGCCGACGCTGCGGCGATCTGTGCGGATTCGAGAGACTTTGAGAGCTCTCCAATCTTAGCGGATGCTGCTGCAAGTTCCTCCTTCAGGGTCTTGATCTCAGCATCCTTTGATGTGGTTTCGTCGTTTGTCATG